GCCACCTCCGTATGGGTCTGCACCTGCTTGCCGTCAGGTGCCTTCGAGAAGGTGAACTTGCCGGGCAGGATCCCGAACGACATTTCGGTGAGGTCCTTGCGATCGACCAGGACCTTCATGTCCGCGGCGTAGGAGGTGGCCGGCAAGTCGATCGCGTAGTGGAGTCCGTCCGACTCCGCACTAACCTTGAGGGTGCCCGATGACTGCCGGCCCAAGAGGAGGTTGGTGTCGTGGTTCCAGAAGGCGCGCACGTCGCTCCCGGCCAGGGCCTGGTCGAAGGAGCCGCGTGCGAACTCGATGTATCGGTTGCCGACGAGGGTGCGCTGCCCGAACGTATGGGCGATGCCGGACAGCGTGTTGCCCTCGATCGAGGCCGATGCAGCGAAGGTGAGGCGGTCCATTACTCGGTGATCGCAAACACGACTGCCGACACGACACCCGATCCGCCAGCGGGAGTCAGCAGAGCGCGGAAGTAGGGCCGGGCAGCAGCCGGCTTGAAACTGACGAACAGAGCAGCGTCGGCGCCGTCCTGCGCACCGAAGGTGCCACTGATGTTGGCAGTCGCCGGCGTGGTTGGGCTGGAAGTCGCGCCGTCCTGTACGGCGGGCGTGACACCCGTTGAGGTCGCGTCAGAGGCACACTGCACTACGACCAGGAACCGCGCGCCGGGATACAGCCGCGAGTCGATGGCAGACGTAGCGATCGGTGTCGAGCTGGTGGTATAGGCGATCGGCACGATCGAGCCAACCACCGTGAAGCTGGACTCAAAGCCCAGGTTGTTGACGGTCTGTGAATGGCCGGCCATGGGTCTCCTTTTCTCAGCTCACGCCGAGGATCATCGTCAGCGAACCGCCGGCGAAGGTTGGGGTGGCGGTGCAGACGTAGATCGCGAACAGGCTGGTGCCGGCACCGAGATCGAAGAGCACAGGCGCCGTCAGTCGCACGTAAGCGACCGAGTTCAGCGCGCTGAGCACCACGTCGCCGGACGCGATCGGGATGAAGCCGATGCACTTGGCCGCGTCCGCGTCCGAGATCGAGTGCGCGGCATCGGCCGCCGCCGGCGTGACGGTGGACTTGAAGAGCCAAAGGGTGCCGGCCAGGTTGGCGGCGCTGTTGTGGTCGGGGTCGATGATCTCGAGGCTCAGGATCTTGCCGACCCCGTAGCCGGATACCGGGAACTCGATGACCGCATTTGCCACCGTGTCCCCGGCATCGAGGGCCGTGGTCTCCACCGCGAAGGTGGCTGTGATGAGTTGCCTAGACGACATTCAAATGTCTCCTTCTAGTGACCGTTGGAGCTGCCAACGGCAGCAGGCTCAACAGGAGCGAACTTGGGAACCTCGACCTTGGGCAGAGGTGGCAGGTTGCGGATGGCGCGGGCCTCATCGGGCAGCAGGATCCCGGCCTGCACCTGGTCGATGAGGAGGTCAATCTCGTCCTTCGGGGTGCCCTGCAGCAGTCCGGCGTAGTCGAACTCCGCGAACTGCCCGGGCTCGAGCATCGGTCTGATGGCCGATTCAATGCGCGAGGTCCAGGGCATGAGGACGTACTTCTGCAGTCCGAGGTTGGCCTCGGCCACGCCGGTGCCCCAGTTCGACACGGCGCCATTCACGGAAAGCAGGTTCATGGGCAGGCCGTAGATGCGGGCCGCCTCTTCGACCTGGAAGCCACGCGACTCGAGGAACTGCGCGTCGGCGTTGGTCATGGTCCAGGGCGTGAAATTGAGGGTGCGGTTGACGAAGGCGATCTCGCCGGCGTGATCAGCTCCCGCGATCTTGTCGTTGAGGGACTGCTTGATGGTGACCGCCTCCTCGGGCGTGACGTCCTCACCCTCAGCGGTGGTCACCACGCCCGCGATCAGGGCGCCCTTGGAGAAGGTCCGGCCCGCCGCATGCTCCCCCGCCATCGAGGTCTGGAAGGACTGCCGGAACAGGGAGATCGGTGACAGGCCGCGGGTGCCGTCCATGCTCATGCCCAGGATCTGGGTGATCTCGCCGGTGTCGTACTCCTCGGTGCCGCCATCCTGCATGGCGACCTCGAAGTGCTTGAGCGGACCCCGCCAGGTCACCTTCTTGATTGCCAGCGGATGCACCGGCCAGGCACCGATGCGCTGGCCTCCCCCGTTGGTCAGGGACTTGAGGAAGGCCTCACCGTGGTTGAGCAGGTGCAGGACCACGGTCTCCATCCACGAGAAGGAGCTCAGGTCGTAGGGTCCAGCCGGGGTGTCAGATACCCAGCTCTCAACCTCACTGCGGTTGTCCTTGGTGCCCTGGTACACGCGCAGCGGCAGAGTGGCGATGGTGCCGGCGATGATGGCCTGGGAGCGGTAGACCGCGGTCAGGCCCATGACCGAGTTCTCGTCGACCGAGCTCGGGCTCATGCCGTTGATGCGCAGCCACTCCACCATGGCCGGATCGGCCGGATTCATGGTGAACGTCTGCGCCTCGGGCGCCCCGAACAGGAAGTCGAGCAGGCCCATGGGCTAGTGCTCGGCGCTGGGAGCAGGAGATTCGACGGTGACGGTGGCCGGCGGCCCATCGCTGGTCGTCACGGTCGGCATGCTGAGCGCCTTGTCTGCCCCGGAGTCCGAGGCGGCCAGGGTGTTGCGGGCGGTGCGTGAGGCAACCTGGTCGCCGTACACGAACGTGGTCGCGGCGCCGGCCAGGGCAGTGAGCCAAAGCTTCACATCTGCGTCCAGGGCGAACGGGTACAGGACCAGCGCGTAGTAGGTCCCGGCCAGAATCAGGGACGAGATGACGTAGGCGAAGGCCTTGGTCATGTCGGTCACTAGATCAGCGCCGTGGCTACCCAGAGGAGGAGGCCCAGGGCCTCGAGCTGAATCGGGGATTTGACGTTGAGGGCGGCCAGGCCGAAGCAGATGGCAGCCGCGATGAGCAGGACGGTATCTACCATGGCGCGCAGCGTATGACGAAATACTGCCAGAGCAGCACGCTTGTCCACAGATTTGTCGAGGTTTCCGTCCTACAGGACGACGACAGGCGACCTCGGCGGGGTCTTGTGCTGGGCCCGATCGACGGCCAGGGCCAGCGCCACGCAGGCATCGATGTGGCCGCGCGGCGCGCTCTTGCTCTTGGACAGGGTGTAGCCCCGCTCGTTGAGCCGCGGCACGGCGTTGACCACCTGGTTGCCGAAGACCTCATCGTGGTCATGGCTCAGGCCGCCCTTGCGGATCAGCTCGTACAGGGCGCCCACAATCGGGGTCATGCGCTCCACCGACTGCGGGACCTCGACCATCGGCAGCCCGTCATCCGCCAGCATCTGCGCCGGCAGCTCGAACAGGCGCGGGTCGTAGCTGATCTCGCGCACGTCATAGGCATCCGCCAGCTTGCGCAGGTGCGCGATCACGTCCGCCATGTCGACCGAGCCGCCCACGTAAGGCATGAAGATTTGCGCCACCGCGTGCAGCCGGCCGTCCGGTCGCGCCTGCACAATCACGATTGCCGTCGAGTCGCGCACCAGTCCCACGTCGACGCCCACCCACGAGGGCTGGTGCAGGACCAGCGGGTACGGATCCTCGAGCCCGGCCCAGATGGTGCGCGCGTCTGATCCCAGCCACGAGTCGTGGCCTACCACGTCGAACTCGGCCAGGTGGTAGGTCCGGAACAGCGGCTCCGGGCTCATGTCGGCGGCGTTGCGCAGGAACTCGATGCCCGGGAAGCCGGCGTCCAGGCTGGGATTGGCCCGGCGCCAGTTGTCCTCGTCGTGGATATCGGCCCCCGGATCACCCGAATACTCCTGGTAGTGGAAGCTGGCCGGCGCCCCGCCCTCGCGAACCACCTTGCGCACCTGGTACAGAGGCGTGTCGCGGTCCGGTCCGGGGGTGCCTGCGCCCATGACCCGGGCCCCGGTCCGCTTGCGCCCCATCAGGACCGCGTTCCAGGTCTCGACCCCGAGGTGGCCCCACTCGTCCACGAAGCCATCGGTGATATCGAGCCCCTGCAGCGTGTCGGGGTCACTGGCCCGCGGGAAGATCGAGCCCTCCGACGCCGGGACGATGATGCGCTCGGTGCCGATGCCCGAGAAGATCATGCAGCGGTTCACGAGCTCGGGCTCGGCCATGACCATGGAAACAGTCTGACCGTAGACCGCGGCCTTGGCCTGGGCCAGTGAGGCGGCCACGATCGGCACCACGGGGCTGCCCATGGGGTGATTCTCGAAGCCCGCGAAGGCGGCCAGGGTGGCAATGAAGGTGCTCTTGCCGCCGCCTCGAGCCATGACCAGGCCGGCGGCTGTCAGCTCCTCCGCGAAGTAGGCCTCGGCGTAGTCCTTCTGCCAGGGCAGCAGCTTGATCGGCTTGCCGTAACGCGAACCGCGCGGCGGGCGCAGGTAGGTCTCCGCGAACCGGACATAGCGCCCGACCCGGGAGCCCTTCCACTTCCACCAGGGCGGGTCAGACGGATCCGCGGCCCGGTTGGCGGCGTTGCGATTGGTTGCGCGCACAACTGTTAGAGGTAAAAAGCGCGGGGATCGGGGGTCATGGCGACCCAGCCGCCTGAGGTTTCCGCTCCTGCCGTCCGCTGTTGCAGCTCCGGCACGCGAACACGATCTTGCCCGATCGCAGGTGCTCACGCGTGTCGGCTCGTCGACCGCAGCCCCAGTGGCAGAGGCCACCAGGCACCAGGCTGAGATACACCGGGTCGCGGTACTTGGCTCGGGATGGGCGCAGGTTGCGCTCATGCTGGCGTGCCCGCTCACAACGCACGCACCTGGTGCGATGCAGCAGCATGGTGGCGCCGCAATCAATGCAGGTTCGCATGCTCAGCCAATGCATCGCGATAGTCGGCCTCGCTCACGCGTAGATGAACACACCTTGACGCCAGAGTGCCGAGCGCCATCAGATAGCCAGCCATAAACCCTCGCCTGTCCCCAGCATCCAATCCGAATTCCATCCACACCTTCTCTAGCTCATTCGTCGTGCCAAGCTCCATGATCTCGTCCATCAGCCGCATAGCATCGATCATCGAATCGTCCTCATGATTGCGTCCTGTGGGTCATGGCACCCAACCCACCAGCTCCTCCCCCTCACGCGCCAGGGCACGCTTGACCAGGGCCACGGCCCTGCCATCCTCGATCATGCGGGGCGTGACCCTCAGCACCATCCACCCCGCCAGGGCCGCCTCTGCGTACTTCACGCAATCGGCCTCGAAGCCTGCCCCGGTCGAGTGCCGGCCCGCGATCCACGTCCCGCCCTCGACCTCGACCGCCACCCGCTCACGCCACCAGGCGAAGTCGAAGCGCCAGCGCCGAGGCTTGGCGAAGACGTACTCGCGGGAGGGCTCGGGGATCTTCTCCCAGCGCATGAGCGCGGCCAGCGTATCCTCGGCGTGGCTGGTCACGTTATGTGATCCTGAGAAATGCCCGCAAATGTGAGACTTGGCCTAGTACCGATCCGAGCCCGAAACGCTGATCTCAAACGAGATGTTATGTGACCTTGGGCAGGGAGCACGGATACAGGTACTAGTACGCTGCGCTGCTGCAAACATGAAGCGGTTATGTGACGTCGATCCGTGCTCACCGGACCTCCTGCTCGAACATCATGAACAGGCCCAGGTTGGTGCTGGCGCCGTGGGTCCGGCGCATGAGATAGAGCTGGTTGCGAATGGACTGCGGCCGCACCCCGAGCAGGGCCGCGGTCGCCTTGCTCGAGCCACGGGTCTGCCACCAGGTGCGCAGGATCAGCTTCTCGCGCTCAGTCAGCGATCGGGTCATGCGGATGCCTCCCTCATCGGTTCGCAGACCAGGCAATCGGGATGCTGACCTTCATGGCGAACGACCAGCGCCTCACCCGGGGCCGGCTGGTAGCCGTGCGCCAGACCGTTGCCAGAGCCCGGTCGTGATGCGTGAGCACTATCTGCTCTGCTCTGCTCTGCTCTGCTCTGTATGGCATTGCGTCCGCTTTGCCAGCGCATTGCGGCCGCATGCCTTCCGCTTGCCGATCTGTGCTCACGTTCGGCCGTCAGACCTCTGACTGAGTAACGGTTGAACGGCTCCTCAATCACGAGTGAGCAGTCGATGAGCAGTCGGACAGTGGGGTTTCGGTGTGGCATCGGGGCCGAAGTGGGGTACATGGCGTCTGCCACAAGCAGCATCCGAAGCCAAGTCGCCAGG